AAAAAATAATATATTTTCGTGTATTTTTCTCTTGACATAATAGTCATTATCGTGTACAATAAGATTAAATCAAGAAAGGAGATGCAAAGAAATGAAAAAATACAATTTATCAAAAATCATGAAAAGAGCGTGGGAGTTAGTTAAAAAGGCAGGTCTTTGCATCTCCGAAGGATTAAAATTAGCATGGAAGGAAGCAAAGAACATGAAAGAGAAATTTGAAAAATGTGTCAAAATCGCAAAACGTAAAAACGGGGAAATCTACAACGAAAACGTAGGAACCGAATATGATTCTGATTCAAACTATTTCACATTCAAATTATGGGAAAGAGGCGACAAAAAACGCATTTATGTGAATGACTACAAGCGCCGCGCAGTTGGTTATATCGACTGTAACAACAATAACTGCATCGTTTCTGATTACAGCGCTGGCAATGAAAATTATGACACCATTAAATGGTTCTTGGAAAATTACGAAATCGCATAAACAACCACCCGCCCGGCGGCGGAATCCGCCGGAGAAAGAAGGAAACATGACAACGAAAGAGAGAGAAGAGTACATAGAATTTATGTACAATTACAAAAATGAATATAACTGTGAAAATTGCCCGGAAAACAGAGGCGATTTTCCACATGACAAATTACCTTGCGGACAACAAAATTGCTGGGTAACCTGCCACTGTAAGGAGATGTAAATATTATTACCGCCCGGCGGCGAATTCCGCCGGAGAAAGAAAGACGAGGAGAAATTATCATGTTAGGAATTTTAAGAAAAGAATTAGTAGGAAATATAGTATCATTTTATGAATTAGACGAAATTATGACAGAGTTCGGGTGCCCTTCCGAACTGGACTGGATAAACGATGAGGGCGCGTGGGATGATGTTTTAAAGGATAAAAATATCTTTTATAAAGTTCCTGATTCTGACGACCATTTTGCAATTTCTTTTGAAATTGAAAGCGAGTACAATTCGGAGGAAGAAAGTGCAGATTGCACACTTGTTAATATCGTTAATATAGAGGTTCAGTAATTAAATTCCCGCCCCGGAGGTACGAAGGCAGGCTTTGTACACAATGACGAAAGGGAATTGACACTGATTTATTAGGATGAAAGGGGGAAATGGTATGCAAAAATTCAATAAAAGGAGAAAACTAGATAGATTCTTATCCACCTTGCCTGAGGGCATGGTTTTTAAGTCAAATAATGAGTTTCGAATAAAAATGCCAAACGGATACATTGGCATTGGATATTATTACCATACTTATCATGCATTTGGAGGACATCGTAATTCTGAATACAATACTATACAAGAAAACATAGATGCAGTAAAAGAACTTATTGACAAATACGGTAAAGGAGAGTAGGATATAGATAAGGTTTTTAATAGTTCCATTCTGGAAGGCAAAGCACTTGTTTCAGCAGGTGCTTTTTTATTATCTTGAGGAAAAAAGAAAAGAGAGAAGAATTGATTCTTCTCTCTTGTTGGTTGTCCTATTAGTAGACTAATTATTTTAAATTAATAGTTATCTTCTTGTCTGTCCAGAACGAAGCACTATACTCTAAAATCACTTTCTTTGCATCTTTTGGCACTTCGTAATATGCTGTAAAGCTCACATTCTTTCCTGGAGACAAATTAGTGTTAACAAAATCACTGTTTCCTATGTATTGCTGTTCGCAAGCTGAATTATCTGCATAGCATTCGCAATCAGATACAGATACATACTTGTCGCCTTTTTCTGCAATATTTTCACAGGTAAAGTCTACAGCTACATATTCGCATCCATCTTTTGGAGTGAAATACTCTCCGGCATCATATCCAAATTCAGCCTTTTTAGCAGTTACTTTTAAACCGTCATTTTCAAAAGATTCGCCAACCTTTACGCTGTCTTTCTCTTTTGCTTCTTCCTTTTTGGCAGTTTCTTTCTTAGCCGCTGTTGTTGCGGTAGTACTCTTTGTCTGAGAATCAGTGGAAGAACTGTCATCGTCACCACCACCCATTGCCATTCCTAAAACAGCCAGAACGATGATAACGATAATTACCCATTTCAACTTGCCACCCTGTTTCTTCCGGCAATGAGGACACACTTTAGCTTTTGCGTCAATTTCTTCTTTGCAATGCTTGCAAACTTTAGTTTTTTCCTTGCTCATATTTTCTGCTCCTTTTTTATTATTACCATTTTGCAAATATTAGTAAAATGGTTTGTTGTAAATAATTATATAATAAATAAAATGATTTGTCATTATAAAACTGAATAAATTTGCATATTTTCTTTAACCAAAACATAAAAAATATTATAGCAAAGACTCTTGATAATCCAGAACGAATTTTCTATAATGATAATATAAAGTATCGCTTATATTGAGAAAGGAGTAACAATGGGAGAAGAATACAGAGAGGAAATCATAGCATTGTTAGACAAAATAAAAGATGCAGGCGCATTAGCTTACCTGCATACTTTTATAAAACTTTTTGCGGAGAAGTGGGGATGACCTACTTCTCTGTTTTTCTCGAAAGCATTGATTCAATCATATCCATAACAATTTTCTTATCCCTTTCTTCCAAGAGAGAAAATTTTTCTAAGAATCTAAAATCATCTTTTGCCGCTTCGGGAGTTAATACCTTTTTCTTTGGCACATCAAAACCCATAAGCCACATAGGCTCAACACCTAATACTTTCGCCATCTTGCCGCTACTTATGTTAGACGGTTGATGCGAACCATTTACATACTGGCTGATTGATGACTTACTAACTTTAGATTTTTCTGCTAGTTCTTGCGGTTTTAATTTAGCGTCGGACAATGCTTCTCGTATTCTTTTTGCGGTAACCTCGTGTTTCACAAAATTTCTTCCTCCTTTCTACATATTAATGATAACATAACAAAGTTTAACTTTCAACAAAAAAGTTAAATGATTTTAAACTTTTTTGTTGACATTCTAGTTAAACAGTGTTAAACTATAAATGTCTTCAAAAGAAGGGAGGGTTAAAAGATGCCATATAAATATAATAAATTAAGAGGGCGAATTGTTGAGAAGTTTGGCTCACAAGAAAAATTTGCGGAAACCTTGAAAAAAAGTAATGTTTCCGTATCTAGAAAAATGAATGGAAAAGTCGGTTTTTCTCAAAATGATATGGTTGAATGGGGAAACCTTCTTCACATTCCATTAGAAGAATATGGTGAATTTTTTTTTACTTAAAAGTTTAACGTTGTTTAACTTTTGAGAAAGGAAGGTGACTAGATGAATAATATTCAAATTTTTAAAAATAACGAATTCGGAGAGGTTCGCACATTGGTTGTCGAAGGAGAACCGTGGTTTGTCGGGAAAGATGTGGCTGAATCATTAGGGTACGCCAAAGCCAGAAACGCCATTGCAACCCATGTTGATGGCGAAGATAAAAAGGACGCCCCGATTCAGGGCACCCTTGGCGGCGTACAGGAAATGACTATTATCAATGAGTCAGGCTTGTACTCCTTAATATTCGGAAGCAAATTAGAGTCCGCCAAGCGTTTCAAACGATGGGTTACTTCTGAGGTTCTCCCATCCATCAGAAAGACGGGTGGTTATCAGAAACAGCTATCCCCTCAAGAAATGATGCGTATTCAGTTGGGCATGATAGACGACCACGAAGACCGTATTAAGAGCCTTGAGAGCAACATGGTAATTGACTATGGACAACAGCAAACATTGCGACAGCACGTCAATAAAGCTGTTTTAAATGCATTAGGTGGCAAGGACACAGAAGCATATGCATACATCAGCAAAGTTGTATTCGCAGAGTGTAACAGGGATTTACAAGACAGATTTAAAGTTAATAGCCGGAACAACATCCCTAGAAAACGCTATGAGGAAGCTATTGACTATGTAGACAACTGGGAGCCAAAAACAAACACAAAGTTGAGAATTGACGAGTATAACCGTCAACAGAGATTCGAGGTATAGGAGGTAAAAAATGAGGGCTATGTACAATTTACTGACCATCGTGTCAGTAGCGTTGGTTATCTGGATCTCGTCCAGTTGGGTTGGTGTGGTAACACATACCGCCGGAAAAGATTATAGCAATTATAATTTTTTCGTGATGTTAGGGGGTGAATAAAGAATGAATGAACCTCCAAGAAAAGAGTATGTTATTAGACTACTCTACACCCTTTTAGGACGACAGCAGGGCGTAGAGTATGACAAAGTGTTTTATACCGATAAAGACGGCGTAGAACACGAAGTGAAAAAGGAAGAGCCCTACCATTAAGCTCTTGCCAAATAAAACATAACTAGATTTTACAAAAGACTTGGCGATTTGTCAAGATAGGAGGTAGACATGGCATATATCGTTATTCAAGATTGGATGATATCAGATTTACAGTTAAAGGGGAATGAACTCCTCACATATGCCCTTATTTACGGCTTTTCGCAGGATGGTGAATCAGAATTTAAGGGGTCATTGAAATATATTTCCAAATTCCTTGGCGTATCAAAAAGTACTGCACAAAGAAATCTTGAAAATCTTGTAAATCGTGGAGTAATTGAAAAGAGAGTTGAGGAGATTAGCGGAGTGAAATTTAACCGTTATATAGCTCATGAAAAAGCTGAACCCCCTATAGTCAAAACGAGTACAGGGTGTAGTCAAAATGGGTACGGGGGTGTAGTCAAAATGGGTACAGGGTGTAGTCAAAATGGGTACGGGGGTGTAGTCAAAATGGGTACCAATAATACTAATATATATAATACTAATAATAATGCTAGTAATAATACTAAAGATAAAGGCACGCCCGCAAAGAAAGAACCAGAACAGTACTTTGAGGACGAAGAGCTAAATGATAAGTTTTTGGAATTTCTTGCCATGCGTAAGAGGGTTAGAAAACCAGTCCAGACAGATAGAGGAATGAAAATGTTACTCACAAGTTTGCACAAATTATCTGGCGGTGATGTTGAACTGATGAAACAGATTATAGACCAGTCACTCGATAATGAGTGGAAAAAGTTTGTTGCGGTAAAAACAGGAAATGACAGGAAGAACAACATTAACAACCGACTATATGACGATATACAGCACTGGGCAGCGCAAAAAGAACAGGAGGGAGGCGGAATGTATGACGATTTCGGAGTTCTCTAAAATCGTAGCCGCATTAAAGACCGTTTATACGTCTCCGGGATTTATTCCCAACGAGCCAGCGTTGGATATGTGGTACCGCCTGGTAGGTAAAAATAACGACTACCAGACAATAAGCGTAGCGGCACAGATGTACATGACAACCGGCAAGTTTCCACCGACACCAGCAGATATTTTGGAGTGTGCCAGCAAGCTCAAGGCAGAAAGCAGCTACCTGAGCGAGCAGGAAGCGTGGGCAACAGTGGCAAAGGCGTGCAGTAATGGGATTTACGGTTACAGAGAGGAGTTTAACAAACTGCCTCTTACGTTGCAAAAGGCGGTAGGAACGTCACAAACGCTCCATGACTGGGCGGTAGTAGATTCAGTGGACTTTCAGACGGTCATACAGTCAAACTTCCTCAGAAGCTACAGAGCGGCGTTAAAAGCACAAAAGGAGATAGACAAGTACCCACCGAAACTCCGAGAAATGATACGGGCGGCGGGAGCGATAGAACAGAAAGAAACAGTACCAGAACTACCCACACTGGGAGAAATAGTTGGGCGGTTAGAGCAGGATAATAAAAATTATCCCCCGGAACAGTGTGAGGGAGCGTTAGGGGATTGGATAGCAGGAAAGAAAGAGAGGTTAGGTTATGGATGCAATGATTAATGCGACATGGTTCCAGGCGAAGGAATATGACGATAAAGTGATGGGGAAAGGAGTAATCCCGGCAGAAGTCACGATTGCTGTCAAAGACAAAGAGGTGGCACAGGGACTGCTTGAGCTGTTTAGACTGGGCGTTGAAAGAAGCAACGACATGAAAAAGATAGAGGCATACGCCAGAGGCTACAACGAACTGAGCAAGGCTATTAAAGAGGCATGGGGGACAGGAAATGAAACGAGGATTTGACCCGGCTAGAGAGTATTTAAAGACACAGCACCTTGAGGCGGAATATGAGTGCAGAACAGCACACAAAGCAATCAAACGAGGTGCGACAAGTTACAACGAATATGAGCAGGGATACGAGGAGGAAGAAGAGCAATGACATTATACGAGATTGACAGTGCAATTATGGATTGCGTAGACGAGGAGACAGGAGAAATTATTGACCTCGAAAAACTTGAGGCTCTCAACATCGAGAGAGACAAAAAGGTGGAGGGAATTGCGCTGGCAGTAAAGAATTATGCCGCAGAAGCAAAAGCAATCAAAGAGGAAGAAGAAAAGCTTGCGAAACGCCGTAGAAGTTGCGAGAACGCCGCACAGAGGTGCAAGGACTATCTGTCTCATGCTCTTGGCGGCGAAAAGCTCAAGACGGCAAGAGTCAGCGTATTCTACAAGAGCAGCGAGTCTGTGACCATTGACGACTTAGGTAGTCTGTCAGAGGAATACATCAGGATTCCAGAGCCACAGGCGGACAAGACAGCGATTAAAAAGGCGATTAAAGCCGGGAAAGAGGTCGCAGGAGCGCACATTGAGACCTCAAAAAGCGTGATTGTGAGGTAAGAAAGATGGGAGATATTCACAAAAAGTTGCAAAAAATTCAGGCAGAATTAAAGGTACCAAAAAGCAAGTACAGCGACTTTGGCAAATACAACTATAGGAGCTTAGAGGACATCTACGAGGCGGTAAAACCGTTGTTAGACGAAGAAGGTTTACTACTGTCCATTAGCGATGAAATCGTTATGTTGGGCAACCGATTTTACATAAGAGCGAAAGCAGTTTTGAAAGATGTAGAAAGCGAGAGCAGTTTTTGTACTACAGCATATGCTAGAGAAGAAGAGAGCAAACCAAAGATGGACGCGGCACAAATTACCGGAGCGGCATCAAGCTACGCGAGGAAATACGCGTTAAATAGCTTGTTTCTCCTGGACGACTCGAAAGACGCGGATACAGACGAATACAAACGCAACGAGGTTATCACAGAGAAAGAAGCGAAACGGCTCTACGATCTGATGCAAAAAAAAGGAATGACGGAAGCCCAGATTAAAGAATGGGCAAGTCAAAGAGGTTTAAAATCATTGTATCAGACGACACGACAACAGTATGCCGAAGCCATGAAGGAATTAGGACTAGAATAGCATGGATTTAACTGGAAAAATAAAAAACTTAGCAGTGGATTATTTTAGCAAAAAGATAACAGTTACCCTGGAAATCAACGAGGCGGAGCGGTTTATAAAGGGTGTGGACGAACTGAAAAAGCTGGAAAAACTGTCCGTAATAATTAAACCGTTCCGCAAGAAAAGAAGCTTGTCGGCAAACGCTTATTTCCACGTCCTAGTCACCAAAATAGCGGAAAAAGTCGGCACGAGCAAGGCGGAAGCCAAAAATTTGATGATAGGCAGATACGGACAGCCGGAGTTGATAAAAGGAGACATAGCAGTTTTAAAAACCAATGTTCCGACCGACATCATGTACAAAAAAGAGGACGTTCACACGGTTGCGATAGGACGGCGGCTAGAAAAAGGCAAAGAGGTAGTGTTTTACAGGCTCATGCGAGGTTCACACACCTACGACAGCCGGGAAATGAGTGAGCTAATCAAAGGCACGATACAGGAAGCGGAAGATTTAGGAATTGAAACGCTAACACCAAGAGAACTGGAACGAATGCTAGGAAAATGGAAGTCAAGAAAGGAAGAAGAGAAATGAATAGCGTACTACAAACAAAAAAAGAGTGCTTCTTCTGCAAAACGACTAGAAATCTGCATAGGCATCACGTCTTATATGGCAGCAGCAACAGAAAACAAGCCGAAAAGTATGGTTTTACAGTTTATTTGTGTTTAAATCACCATACCAACGGCGGCGAGGCAGTGCATCGCAATCCCAACGGACCACTAGACAGGTACCTCAAGGAGCTGGCGCAGAAGTACTGGGAGGAGAACAACGGAACGAGGGAAGAATTTATCAAAACATTTGGGAGGAATTATCTGTGAATAAGTTTAGAAATAAAAAGATTTTTACGAAAGATGGGAAGTTTGACAGCAAGAGAGAAATGCATCGTTATTTAGAGCTTGCGGCGATGCAACAAGCGGGGAAAATTACAGGATTAGAGCGACAGGCTAGATACATCCTTATAGGCAGCCAGAAACGAGAGGATGGCACTACAGAACGCCCCGTATCATATACAGCAGATTTCCGCTACACAGACAAAGAGGGAAAGATTGTTGTTGAGGACGTAAAATCCCCGCGCACAAGAAAAAATCCGGAATACATCATCAAGAGAAAGCTGATGCTTGAACGGTATGGCATCACGATCAGGGAGGTGGCGTAATGAAAAAAACAGGAGACTCAGAAGCAAGAAAAGCGGCGAAAATACTCAAGAAGTACTGCAACGAGCATAAATATTGCCGAAATTGCCTTTTTGCGGTAGGAAAGGAGGGCACGGCTTGCCTGCTAGTAAATAAATTGCCGTTTGACTGGGTAAGATATTAAAGCTGGACACCCTCCGGGGTTAAGGATAGATACACATTACACAGCAACACGTTAACGGTTCCATGAGGAGCTATATGCCATTGATTCCTCCGGATTTATTCCGGAGGGGAAAGGAAAGAAAATGAAAGTAGAAGAAATGAAAAACAGTGAAGTGAAAGACTATTTGTTAGAACATTTAGAAATAGGCACATTGTTTAGCAAATTAACGGAAAAGGCGGATGAATTATCCAAAGCCGCAACGATGCGCGTGACAATTATGGGATTTAACCCAACCCCAGCGGAAGTGTTAAAAGCAGAGGCCACTTTACGTAAAAATATGGCAGAAGTTATATTGATTTGTGAAATACTAGCCTGCAACACAGACGCGTGGGACGATGTTAAAGACACACAAGAAGAAATAGCGAGAAAATGGGTTGAGTTAATGATGAAGGATAAGGGAGAATAAGTATGACAGGTATATTTAAAAGAACACGCACAAAAGAAATTATAAGCACATGGGAAGAATTTAAAAATTGCTTGAAGATGGGAAAAGCAAAAGAATTCTTCGGTGAGAATGCATCTATGGAAGTCCAGGTGGAAGACTTCGGAGCGGTGACTTTTGATGTCTTAGACTACGACAAAGAAAAACTTGCAGATGCAAATAAAAAGCACAGCGTGACACTTGCGGTTCGGGACCTTATTTTTGGTCCGATGCCATTTAGCGAAAATGGAGGAAATGAATGGGAAACTTCGGACATCAGAAAATATATTAACAGTGAGGAATTTATTAACAGATTTGAGCCGGAATTTCGTGAATTACTCTGCAAAGTATATAAAGATAATGGAACAATAGGGAAAAAAACTGTAGATACGTTCTTTTTGCCGTCTGTCGAAGAAATGGAAGGTGAATATGCATTTTTTGATAACGAAAAGAAAAGGGTGAAAATTACTCCAAAAGGGGAAACGAACTGGTACTGGACGCGTAGTGCGGCCCGAGACAATGCGTGCAGCACCTGGTACGTGGCCCCGTCCGGGAGCATCAGCTCCAGCACCGCGGGCTGGGCGAATTGGTTCTTTCCCGTTTGTGTAATCTCAGTATAATCTTTTAATCGTGCCCCTACGTGTCGGGGCACGGAAAGAAGGGAAAATTGAAGCCGTAGAAAGGGAGCTGAGAAACAGAGGAAACAAAAACAAAAAAACAAAGTTTTTCCCAAACGACTTGGAGGAAAAGAGATTTGCGGGGGAATGGACGAAAGTGTGTGGAAGAATAAGGGGGAATGAAAGATGTTAGAGGACAAAGAAATTATGCTTATCCAGAACGAAGATGGAACATTTAGCGAATATGATGATAGCAATGACATTACTATTAGCTGCGAAAATGAAAAACAATGCGAGGAAGTGGTGGAACTACTGAAAAGACAGCTCAAACCAGTAAAACCGATTATCTTAGATGCATTAAATGGAGACATTGATTATGAATGTCCCTTGTGTGGAAAACAAGTAATGGCGGATGCAGAAAGCAGGAATAAATACTGCGGCGAATGTGGCTGTAAATTTGATTGGAGCGAAATTGATACATGATCGGAGGCGTAAATAGACAGCAGCGCAACAAAAACAGACACCTACATGAGCATATCAGAAAAATTCATGCAAGGTAATATAAGCGAGGACGAATTTGTAGAGCGGTATAACCGATTGATTGAGCAGGAAGCTGAAAAACACTGGGAACCAGTCGAACCACACGAGCATATTTAGGAGGAACAAAAATGGACAGAAAAGAAATGATGAACGCATTAGAAACAATCAGAAAAGCTTGCACAGGAAGGTGTGAGGAGTGCAAGTTTGGAACAATAGAAGGAATGTGCAAGCTAAAAGAAACAAATCCGGATGAGTGGACACCTGAAGCTATGGGGTTTAGGTGCAGAGACTGCGAGTATAAAGCATCTGAATACTGCGAGAGATGTGGTGTTCTTGCCAGTCCCGACGCTATTGTGGGGGTTGGCTACAAAACTAATGACGGAATACCAAACAAAGAGCCTTACGAGGTAGTTGTAAGGCTGACAAATGGAAATACGGTTACGTATCAGCGAGCAAACTAAAACAAAAAGGAGGGAGAAAGATGTTAACTGCTGTATATGATACAGGGCGTTCTACCGACGCAATGGAAATCCAGAAAAACGCTCAATATTTGAAAGAAGAAATGACTGGTTGTATATACAGACACTTCAAAGGAGAATTATATATCGTAACGGACGTTGTAGTAAATTCCGAGTCTCTTGAAATAGAAGTAATATACAAAGACTTTACACCTTCCCAGCTTACATGGAGTAGAAAATTACAACGATTTTTTTCGGGAGTCAATACAACAAAGTACCCTGACGCGTTACAAAGAGTGAGGTTTAAAAAAGTTGGAAGAAACGGGGAGATAGAACGATGAGTAATCCTAAGCATGATTGGTACGGGCACGCAGTAAAGCAGGTAAAAAAATACCCAGACAAACTGATTGCAGAAAATACAGCCCAGTCAGCCCTATGGATGTACGCTATTAACAAAGCAATAAAGCAAACAGAAGGAATGGACAACGGTGAGGACAGAATGAAAGCTGTACAGCTGGTGTATTTTAATGACAGATACACAATAGCAGGGGCGGCGGATAAGCTCGGATACGCAGAAATGACTGTCCGCAGATGGCTTAGTGCTTTCGCCAATTTGGCTGGGAAATATGCAGGATATTAGAGGGGGAGAATTATCTCCCTCTCTTTTTTATGTTTGTCTAACATGGCTTAAAAAATGCCGTACAATACACTTGTACGGACGAGACTGGTAACTTTTTGTGAGACATAACCTCCTCTATCTTTTTGTGGTAAAAGTGTAAACTCTCACCCGCGTAAAAGAGAGTACGCAAGACGCCTATCCCACGGTGCCTTACGTTCCATACAGGTTGCGGGTCTACAAGTGTTTAGAGACCAGCCGCTTTATTAGTCTTACCCCGGCGGCTGTTAAGGTGCAATTCCTTATACTTGTATCTAGTTGCGCTATGCAACTGGTGTAAACGATTTTTTTCATATTTTCTTTCCTTTCATATAACCCCGTAAACAATCCATTACGGGGTTATGGTTGTATTTAGGAGGTGACCCCCAAAATGGGATAAGTAAATACCAGGAGTGGCTGACCCAAGAAGGGTTGCTCAAACTAGAGGGATGGGCACGAGATGGATGCACAGACAAAGAGATTGCGGCAAACATCGGTATTAACCCAGATACCTTGTATACATGGAAGAAAAAATTTCCAATTTTAGCCGATACCTTAAAAAAGGGAAAGGATGTTGTGGACAGGCAGGTGGAAAAAAGCCTGTTACAACGGGCGTTAGGGTACAGCTACGAGGAGACGAGTGAAAAGTACGAAGGCGGAGTAATGACGGAGCGAAAGGTTACAAAAAAGCACGTTGCGCCGGATACAACAGCACAGATATTTTGGTTAAAGAACAGGAAGCCGGAACAATGGCGAGATAAGCCGCAGTCAGAGAGCGCAAGCGACAAAGCACTGGCAAAAGCTATTGAAATCCTTGGGGGTGTCAATAGTGCCATTGACTAGCAAACAGGCAGAATATCTACAAGGTTGTAACCATCGTTGGAACGTAAAGACCGGGGCGACAGGCTCTGGGAAATCCTTTGTTGACTATGCAATCGTAATTCCTCAACGTCTGACACACCTAAAAGGATTAGGTTTGGCTGTGATGTTGGGAAACACTAGAGGCACGCTACAACGTAACATACTTGACCCCATGCGAGAGATTTGGGGAGAAGAGCTAGTTGGCGAGATACGCAGCGACAACACAGTGCAGTTATTTGGCAAAAAAGTATATGCATTAGGTGCCGACAACAAAAAACATGTTGCAAGAATCCAGGGAGCGACGATTGAGTATGCATACGGCGATGAGGTAACGACGTGGAATCAAGAAGTATTTGAGATGTTAAAATCTCGTCTCAGGACGCCACGCAGTCACTTTGACGGGACGTGCAACCCGGCGGGACCAAAGCATTGGTTTAAGGGATTTCTGGATTCCGATGCAGATATATTCCAACAGGCGTACAACATACATGATGGTTGTTTACCTCCGGCGGTAGTAGATGAACTGATGAAAGAGTACTCCGGGACACACAGGTATCAACGCTACATACTGGGCAAATGGGTAGTGGCAGAAGGGCCTGTGTACGATATGTTTTCAGAGGAAAGGCACGTCTGCAAAGCAAAGACCAGCGGAGAGATAATTGTGAGCAGTGATTTTGGTATGCAGAACCCTACCGTCTTTCTCATCTGGCAGAAAAGAGTAGATACCGGCAACTGGCACTGCATAAAAGAGTACTACTATTCAGGCAGGGAGAACAACCGCATGAAGACAGTCAGTGCGCTAGTAAAAGGACTAGAGGACACGCTAAGCGGGCAGAAAGATGATTTAGTGATCGTTGACCCATCCGCCACCGCTCTCATCGTGGAGTTACGTAGCAAAGGGCATAAAGTCAAAAAAGCAGATAACACTGTTAACGATGGGATAGCAGACGTTGAGACGATGTTGACACAAGACAAATTATCGTTTGACCCGTCTTGCACGCACACGATCGAGGAATTTGGTATCTATGCATGGGACCCAACAGCGGCTGACAAGGGAAGGGACGAAGTTATAAAACAGTCAGATCACGCAATGGATGCTATCAGGTATTTTGTAAAAACAAAAAAACTCGTCAAGCGCAGCCGAACAAGACAACACAAATCAATTCTAGGGTGACGACAAATGTATTTATCATATCAAGATTTCATTGCCGCAAAAGACAAAGGGCAATTTATAAATCAGTTTATAAAATTCCATGAGAGTACAGGAGCATACAAAGAGGCGTTAAAAGCGGACAAGTACGACGCACAGGAAAATGAGACTATCTTGCAATTTCAGCGTGTTTATTACACTCTGCTAGGTCAAAAAAAGATAGATAATTTTTCGTCTAACGCGCAGATATGCTCTAATTTCTTCCACAAATTAAATACACAGCGTTGTTCATATAGTCTGGGAAACGGTGTCTTCTTTAATGACATGAGTGTCAAGGACAAACTGGGCAAACAATTCGACAGACGGATTAAAGAGGCGGCATACAATGCATTAATCCATGGTCAGTCCTTCTTGTTCTGGAATGTGGACCACGTGCACGAATTTCCCTTTACGCAGTTCGCCCCGATGTGGGACGAGGACACAGGGGCGTTGATGGCAGGCATAAGATTCTGGCAGTTGGACGAACAAAAACCATTTAAGGTTGTGCTGTACGAAATAGATGGCTATACAACCTACAGCGCAGAAAGCAAATTTGGAGAATTAAAAGAGACCGCTCCCAAACGGGCATACAGACAGAGAATTGAGACTGCAAACAATCTGGAGCCCGAAATTATCGGAGAAGAAAACTATAGCAGTCTCCCCATTGTACCAATGTTTGGCAACAAGCGACACATAAGCACCCTGAGAGGGATGCAGTCGAAGATTGATGCCTACGACGCGGTGCAAAGTGGTTTTGCTAATGATCTAGACGACTGCGCACAGATGTATTGGCTAATTTCCAACGCTGACGGTATGACGGACGACGAGTTAGCGGAATTTAGGGACCGACTCAAGTTTCAACACATCGCAAAGGCCGAGGAGGGGCAGGTGCAGGCATACACACAAGAGCCACCATATACCGCCAGAAAAGAGTTTCTTACACAAATGCGGTCGGAGATTTATGAGGACTTCGGGGCGTTGGATGTACACGCCATAGCCGCCGGAGCAACAAACGACCATATCGATGCGGCATACCAACCATTGGACGATAATGCAGATGATTTTGAGTACTTCGTGGGCGATGCGATCGAGAAGATTCTGGAGCTTGCGGGGATTGATGACGAACCACAATTTAAGCGGAACAGAATCAGTAACGAGAAAGAGCGTACAGACATGATTCTTGAGGCAGCTAATTATCTGGATGAAGAAACCATCCTGAAAAAATTACCGTTTGTTGCACCGGAAGAAGTGCCGGACATCCTTGCAAAATTAGACGAAGAATCATATAGCCGCTACACAGAGCCACCTGAACCAGATATGCCGGAAGATAACCCGGAAGGGGATGAATAACCATGTATCCATCCGACAAGTGGACAGAGCAGGAACTGCAAAAGTTAGAAAAACGGCTGGCAGACGTATATAAGCAAGCTGGAAAAGAGCTTGACAGCAAAGCGAGAAATTATTTTAAACAGTTTTCTAGCCGGTACGCCAAAGAATACGCGGCATATCAGGCAGGAAAGTACAGCAAGAAAGAATTTGAAGCATGGCTGATGAACCAGTATGGCAGAGGACAGAGGTGGGAAGCACTGCGCGAGGACATGGCGCGGCGGCTGACAGAATCAAACCAGATTGCCGCGGCATACATCAACGAGAAGACCCCACTTGTGATTGCTCTTAATCATAACTTTGAGGCGTACATGATTAAATCTCTTGTGTCTGATAGACAGATAAAAGAGATTGGAGACATTGCATTTAATTTGGTTGACGAACACACAGTTAAGCGACTGACAGTCAGAAAGCAAAAGATTCTCCCACCCCGGAGGGTACTAAAAAGCAAGGATGTGCATTGGAACAAGAAGAAACTGCAAAATGCACTATTGCAAGGAATATTGCAGGGCGACAGCATAGGAAAGCTCGCAGGGCGATTCCAAGACGTTGCAGGCATGAATCATACTGCAGCAATTAGAAACGCCCGCACAGCGTTCACAGGGGCGCAGAATGGGGGCAGGCAGGCGGCATACGAGGAAGCCTACCAGATGGGAATTGATGTAGTTAAGCATTGGACAGCAACAAAGGACTTGAGGACACGAGACAGTCATAGAGCGTTAGACGGTGAGGAAGTACCGTTTAACATGGCGTACTCAAACGGCCTTATGTATCCGGGAGACCCAAGCGGGATCCCGGCGGAGGTTTATAACTGTCGTTGTACGCAGAGAACTGCGCTACCCGCTGAACTGGCGCAACCACGAATGATACGTGTTAAAAATCTGGAAACAGGCAGAAACGAAGTCGTAGAGGATATGACCTATTACGAATGGTTAGCAACGCAAAGGGGGCGAATATAATGGCGGATATTGATGTTGTAAGCCATGTAGATGAGGTAATTTTAAAGACCACCATGACACTTGCGAGGGCATTAGAACAGGCAGGAGCCGCCGCAGAAGGGCACGCAAAAGACCTTTGCCCGGTCGATACAGGCGCGTTGAGAAACAGCATTACACATCAGACCGACTTGGAAAATCTCACAGAGATAATAGGCAGCAACGAAGAGTACGCCGCCTATGTAGAGCTGGGAACTGGCGTGTATTACAAGGGAGGACGAAAGACCCCGTGGACTTATCAGGACGATAAGGGGCAGTGGCATATCACAAACGGCCAGAGGGCACAGCCGTATTTAAAACCGGCGGCGGCAAATTACGCAAAAGAATACACGGCAATTATTGCGGACGAATTAAAAGGAGTGATGGGATAATGGACAGATTGTCTTTGCTCGTCAAGGCAAAGGAAACAGCGGAGTATTTTACTGATAAAAAGTTTAAATACTCGCAGAACGTGGCGAATAGCTGGGCGGGTGCAAAGAAGAAAAAGGTAAGTAATTGTGCGTCATATGTATGCTATTGCCTACAGCAGTTAGGCATCCTCAAACCGGGACAACTGTTTTATTGCAACAAGAACGGAACAGTTGTATATAAGGGCGCAGGAACAAAAGCAGCTATATCAAAACGATATAGATTGATAAAAGTAAATAAATTACCCCGGGATTATAAAAACAAATTAAAACCGGGAGACATTTGCTTTTACCGCCTGCATACCAATATTTTCGCAGGGATAAACGAGAGCAATAAAATGGTGTGGTGGGATGCCGGAAAGGCTAGCACTAACACTAAAAAAGCAGGCGGAACATATAAAAAAATACACAGAGTTATCAATGGAAATCAGAAGCTTTTATACGTGTTGAGATGGAAAGGGTGACGGAATGAAAAAGAAGATTTTAGTAGTAGCAACAGCAGTAATGTTAGCCACAGGAGCATTAGTGGGGTGTACAGAAGCAAGTCAGGTATCCAATAATGTCTCACAAGAAGCGGATAACTTTAATGTCTTAAGAAGATTTGCAGTTATCAACACAAGAACGGACAAAGTAGAGTTCGAAGTAGTAGGAGCCTTTTCTTTAGATGCCTCCGATAGCAAGAAAATTAGCTTAATCTGCGAAATGGAAGACGGGACTTACAAGAAACAGATCATTGGTTTAAACAGGGACTCTATGTATGTGATTGAAGATTTAGGCGGCGCAAAGGTAAACAAATATAAGTACGAAGTAAATTATATTCCAGAATCTATTGTACCGTTTACAATTACAAACAAGAAATAGGAGGCTGAGATGAAAATTATTGATGTATCGGTATACAACGGCACAATCGACTGGAAAAAAGTAAAGAAATACGGTTGTGATGGTGCAATCATTAAGATTATCCGCAAGGATTTAGGCAAGGATAAAAAGTTTGAGGAGAACTATAAAAAGTGTGAGAAATTAGGTATCCCATGGGGCGCGTATAACTACACATACGCAACCACAACGGCGAAAGCCAAATCCGATATGAAGCTTGTTTGTGACATCCTCGATAAAGTTAGCAAGAAACATTTTAAATACGGCGTTTGGTTTGACATCGAGGACAAAGTGCAGGCAAGGCTAAGCAAAGCAAAGATTGCTGAGATTATCAATGCGGCACAGACTGTCGTTGAGTCAAGGGGCTATAAATTTGGTGTTTACACCGGGATGTCGTATTTTTCGGAGCATATTGATAAAAACAAAGTTAACTGTAAAAACTGGTGGATTGCACGTTATTACAAAGGCTATAACCGCATGGCGTTTAAAGCGACACCAAACAAATCTTATAAGCCTACAAACGTGCCTGACCTTATGGCATGGCAGTATACCAGCTCTGGCGTATTCCCGACCAAGGTTTCAACCGGCAACGGCGGAAATTTTGATTTAAATATTTTGTATCATGACTTCTCGGTGACGGCACAGAAGGAAGAAACAGCAAAAAAAGGTAAATACACCGGGAAATTCCCTAAATTGCCGCCAAGAGGCTATTACACATTTTTAGACGGCATTACAGTGCTAAAAAGTGCAGGATGGGAAATTGAAAAATTGCAGAAGTTTTTAAACTGGGCTATCGGCTCGAAATTAGATACTGACGGCAAATACGGCGAAAAGACAGAAGATGCGGTTAGCATTTTCCAGTCGAAATGTAAATTAAAAATTGACGGCAAATTTGGGGCAAAATCCCTTAAAGCCGCAAAAACATTTAGAAAGTAATCGCGAAGTACTGCGATTTACATATAAAGTCATTTAGGGAAAGAAATCCCTCGAAGAAAAGGAGTAATCAAATGGCATTAACAAGAGCTTTTTTAAAGAGCATGACACTTACAGATGAACAGATTTCCGCGATCATCGAAGAACACTCTGCAACCGTTACAGGTTTAAAAGGCGAGATCACTAAATACAAAGAGGACGCAGAGAAAGTTCCAGACCTCCAGAAAAAATTGGAGGACTACGAAAAGGATGATTGGAAAGGCAAGTACGAGAAGGAACACGCAGATTTTGAAGGCTACAAGGCCGAACAGGACAAGAAGGCATCGTACAATGCGAAAGAAGCCGCATACAAAAAGATGCTTGAAGATTCCGGCGTGTCCAGTAAAGTAATTAACCTTGCATTAAAAGCATCAAAAGAGACTATTGATAATTTAAAAATCGGAACTGACGGCAAACTTGAGAATGCAACAGAGGTAGAAAAAGGCATCAAAGAAGCGTATGCCGACTATATTACAACCGAAACGACTCATGGCGCTAACGTATCGAACCCACCGGGAGGAGAACCGGGGAAAATGACCAAGAAAGAAATCATGGAAATTAAGGATGCGGGCGAACGTCAGAAAGCGATTGCGGAAAATCACGAACTTTTTGGATTTTGAAAGGAGTAAACAATGCCAGGAGTAACTACTAGCACTGTATTAAATACAGATAGCACTCTCAAAGCGAGAGAAATTGATTTTGTAACAAGATTTGAAAAAAACTGGGATGCATTAAGAACCATCTTGGGAATCGTTAGACCTATTAGAAAAGAGCCGGGCACTAGCTTAGTAACCTACGAAGCACAGATGAAAGATGAGGCCTTACAGGGCGGCGCAAGTGTGGGCGAGGGAGAAGCAATCCCTTTTACGCAGTTTAAGGTTGTAGAAAGTAGAAGGGAAGATATTGTCGTAGAAAAATACGCCAAATCTTTATCCCTTGAATCTGTGGCAAAATGGGGCGCAACAGTCGCGATCGAAAAGACAGACGATGCCTTTATGGTTGAGCTGCAGAACAAGGTTTTAAAGGATTTTTACACATTTTTAAGAACCGGAACATTAAAAGGCACACAGAAGAAATGGCAGAAAGCACTGACAATCGCAAAAGGTGCTGTACTCAACAAATTTGCAGGGATGAACAGAAACGTAACCGAAGTCGTAGGTTTTGCAAATGTAATGGATTTTTACGACTGGTTAGGTGACAAAGAGATTACTGTGCAGACAATGTTTGGATTACAGTATATCAAAAATTTCTTCGGCTTCTCCACACTGCTCCTCCTCCCTGACGACTACATCCCGGCAAAAACCGTCATCGCAATACCAGTGGAAAATATTGATTTATATTATGTTGATCCCGGCGACAGCGATTTTAAAAAGCTTGGCTTAGATTACACAACATCTGGCGAAACAAATCTGATTGGATTCCACGCAGGCGGCAACTATACAAACGCCACAGGCGAAACATACGCCATTATGGGCATGAAACTGTGGGCAGAATACCTTGACGGTGTTTGCGTAGTTACTGTCGGAACTACAGAAACTATCCCAGAAGTATCAAGCGCCGTTTCAAAAGCAAGTTCGAACGGAAAATAAAAGGGGTTGATTGAGTGCTTTATGAAATCATGAATCACATACACAATTTCTTCCCGGTCAAGGGGGCGGCAATCACGGGCAAAATAACAATCGGGGAATGGATTTTTGACACGCGCATAGATGCAACAGCAAGTGCCGAAGACCTGCGTTATTCTGCTACCGCGATTCGCCTCCCACTACAAGACGGGCAATATTATTTAATTAGTGGCTCTATCTTTAATGACGGGGTTTATCAATATCGCAAAGGCGATGCTGCCCCATTACAGGAGGAGACATTTGACGGTGTAGTGGTTCCACTGGCTATCCCTAAACCGTTTTTGTCACTGGTGGACGAAATCAGCGAGTGGCAAGCGAAAAACGGCAATTTAGGAGCGTACCAGTCGGAATCGTTTGGCGGCTATTCGTACAGCAGGGCAACAAACAGTAAGGGCGAAACCTACACTTGGCAAGATGCCTTTAGGGCACGCCTGAACCCATGGAGGAAAATGGCATGAGTTTAATCAATGAATTTTTACAAGATTGCATACTCATGGATAAAAAGCGTACTTCTGACGGTGAGGGTGGATTTATCACCGAGTGGGTCGAGGGCGCTAAAATACAGGCGGCAATAGTCCGAGATACCTCTATGTCTGCTAGAGTGGCGGAAAAAGAGGGCGTAACAGCAACATATACAATTACTACAGCTAAAACAGTAAAGTTAGGCTATCATGATGTATTAAAAACAAAAGACGGAAAAATTTTTAGAGTTACATCAAATGCAGGAGAAAAAGAAACCCCTGCGTCGTCCAATTTAGACATAGCACAGGTCATGGCGGAAAAGTGGGAGTTAACGTCATGCCCCCGACGGCGGCATTATATCAATTTTGGTCATCCTTCGGCATAACTGCATATCCGTCTAACAGGGTGCCAGAGGATACCGCATTTCCTTTTATCACATACGAACCGATTATAGCAAACTGGTGGACAGGTGCGGCCGCCGCTAGTACTGTAAACATTTGGTATCACACAGAATCTGAGGCAGTCCCAAACAAAAAAGCAAAAGAAATCAGCGACAGATTGCAAGGGGGCGCTACGGTAAAATGCGATGATGGATTTATTTTCCTGTCGCAAGACCAGCCGTGGACTCCGTTGGTCGATGAAGCCGACTCGTCAATAGTACGCAGATACACAGTAATAACTATGCAATTTATAACCATTTAACGAGGTGAGCAAATGAAATATACGCAGGTGCCTTCTGACCTTTTCAAAAAAATACAGATTAACGCCGGTATTATTGTATCAGCTTTTGAGCCGGAAACGGGTGCCATAACAGCAACTAACATCCTCATGGCAACCAGCGGCGGTTGTAGCTTTAGCGCGGAGCCATCCTTTACGGATTTCGGGGAAGACATTGATAATGTGCCTAAAAACACGATGGAACTCAAGGAAATCGAATCTATCGAAGTAAAATTATCAGGCACAGCCGTTACAATGGATACCGCACAGGCTAAAAGTTTTATGGCGGCGGCAGACGTAGAGGGAAACAAAGTAACACCAAGGGCAGATTTAAAGGCAGAAGATTTTAAGGATATTTGGTGGATTGGCGACTATTCGGACGAAAATTCCGGGGATTCCGCCGGATTTATCGCAATCAAAATTATGAATGCACTCTCAACGGGCGGATTTAAGATTAAATCAGATGATAAATCCAAAGGAAATTTTGATTTCGAATACACAGGACATTATAGCATTAAGAACGCAGAGACAGTACCTTACGAGGTCTATATCAAAACAGGCGAAGCGGCGTAGGAGGTAAAGCATGAGATTATCAGAATTAACAGCAGAACAGGGCTTAGAAGCGATTGCGAACTCTCTTGAACATATCGGAAACATTGCAGACGATGATGATGCACTCAGCCTGTGCCGGGAACTTGCGCCGCGGGAAGGTGATAAATACATCAAAATCTTTGCTAGGGGCGCTAAAACAGCTCCTAGGCTGTTGAAAACACACAAAGATGATGTAATCGGAATCTTAGCGGCGTTTGAATTACAGACAGTTGAGGAATACAAGAAAAAGCACAAATTAATGGATGTTATCAAGGGTATGGTTGACCTCGTCAATGAGCCGGAGGTACGTCAGCTTTTTTTCTCAGCGCCAACAAGCGCAGCAGAAGAACCCTCTGGCGATGCGCAGGAGAATACAGAGGAAGAAGCGTAAAGGGATTCTTGCTGTACGTCAAGGCTAAGATTTTAGACGACACAGAGGAATTAATTTACAAACGATATATGGCTGACGGGCTGAAATATGTAACCGAAAGTATTTCGCAGGCGTTCGGCGGGAAATACCTCTATGTATCGTTTTTTGATTTAATTAATAACAACAAAAAACAAACAGTAACAAAGACTGGCGAAGAAATAGCCGCGGACGTCATTAAAAAAGCCGGATTGGTGGTGATGAGTGATTGAATGTGATGGAATTGTTTGTCACTCTGGCAATCAAAGACACCGCATATAAGCAGGGGCTGAAAGACGCAGAAGGTAACGCCAGCTCGTCCACATCAAAAATTGGCGGGGCATTTAAAGCGGTCGGGAAAGTAGCTAAAACAGCTATGGTGGCCGGCTCTGCTGCCGCCGTTGCATTTACAAAAACATCAATAGATGCCGGAATGAATTTTGATACTGCAATGTCTCAGGTAGCAGCTACCATGGGAACAACCGTAGACAAAATAGGGAACGTCAAAGCCAAGGCTGAGGAAATGGGGCGCACAACAAAGTACACCGCAACGGAAGCGGCGGAAGGAATGAATATCCTTGCTCAGGCTGGCTTGTCGGCGGATGAGCAGATTAGCGGTATCGGAACGGTACTTAACCTTGCCTCTGCCGGTGCTATGAGTCTGGAAGAATCGGCATCATATACTGCCGGAGCTGTAAAAGGCTTTGGTGACTCGATGAGTAACGCATCTTACTATGCCGATTTGATGGCAAAGGGTGCTACTCTTGCTAATACGGACGTAAGAGGCCTTGGAGAGGCTTTTTCCGGTTCTGCTGCCACAGCGAAAAACTACGGCCAAGCGGCGGACAGTGTCACGCTTTCCTTGCTCCGCTTAGCAGAGCAGAACGTGACAGGCTCCGAGGCATCTACAGCGTTAAATAGGGCAATGGCAGATTTATATACTCCGACTGACGATGCATCAAAAGCATTAAACCAGTTAGGGGTATCTGCCTACGAAGCCAACGGAGATGCGAAGGACTTTAACGACCTCGTAGACGAGCTTAATGGCTCCTTGCAGGGTATGACAGCGGAACAAAAAAACAATGCTCTTGCAACGATTTTTACAACGCAAGGCTTACAGGCGTTTAATAAAATGACCGCATCGAGTGATGCGACTGTGCAAAAATTTTGGAAAGGAATACAGGATTCTTCCGGCTCCGCAGCACAACAGGCGGCTACGCAGTTAGATAATTTGCAGGGCGACATAACCTTGCTATCTAGCGCCACAGAAGGCCTGCAACTTGCTTTTTATAATACCTTTTCGGGTACTATCCGTGGTGCCATCAAAGGTATAACAAGCGAGGTTAGTGGATTAGCTGAGGCGATGGAATCTGGCGGCATAAGCGGCGCCCTTTCCAAACTGGCGCAAGATGCGATTAATTTTAGCGGCCAGTTGCCGGGGCTGACAAAAATCGGCGGCGACCTCATAAACGGTTTAATTTCAAGCGTTACTCAAAATTCTGGCAGTATTACAACTGCTGTCAGCCAACTGTTAAATAATCTTGCCTCTACGATTTCCACAGGGCTAAATGTATTTACATCGGTCGGAGTTAATTTGCTGACGACTATCGCTAACGGCATGACTCAGGGCATCCCGACCTTTTTGGGGCAGGCGTTGCCGATGCTGACACAATTTACAGAGTCATTGAGGAGCAACGCAGGCAAATTGATAAATACAGGCCTGACACTTATCCAGAATATTGCTCAAGGGCTGATTAATTCTATTCCTGTATTGATTGCATATGTACCTACAATCATAACGAATTTGGCTGGCATTATTAACGATAATGCGCCAAAAATCCTTGCAACAGGAGTAACAATCATAACAAATTTAGCGATTGGCTTAGTTCGTGCGATTCCGTTATTAATTGCTAATTTACCGAAGATTATCACAGCAATCGTAAGCGTATTTACAGCGTTTAACTGGTTTTCGCTTGGTAAAAACATTGTTACCGGCATAATAAAAGGGGTCAAAAATCTCCCTTCTCTTTTAAAGGGTGCCGCTAAAAATGCTGTAAACGGATTCAAGGGAGCATTTAAGGGAAATGGTATTTTATCGGCTGTAAAAGGAGCATTTACTAAGATACCATCGGCTGTTAAAAGTATCTTTACTAAGGCAGTATCCCTTGTAAAAAGCTTCCCTGGACGGTTTAAGAGCGCCTTAAAGTTTAGCTGGTCTCTTCCACACCTAAACCTACCGCACCTGAGTGTTTCCGGCGGAAAAGCTCCGTTCGGTATTGGGGGAAAGGGTTCCCTGCCATCATTCCACATTAGCTGGTATAAAAAAGCCATGGAAAGCCCATATGTATTTTCTGATGCCACCTTGTTTGGAGCAGGAGAAGCAGGAGACGAGATGCTGTACGGTCGTAGCAGACTGATGAACGATATCAAAGAGGCAACACAGGGAACGAAAAACGATGTAACTATTAATGTAACTGTAAACGGTGCAGATAACCCGGAAGAATGGGGAAGAAGAATGGCAAGTGAGCTTAGAAGGCAGGTGAAAATGGCATAATGGCAAAGAAAAAGAAAAAGTCTGCTGCTCCTAGCGGTCTGTCTATATCGAGAGACGGTTTGAAATTTACAATATCTTGGAAAATACCGGCGAAAAAATATGAGGATGGACAGTGGCTATGGTATCGTCTACATACAAAAAACGCCGGTGCTTCTAAATGGGATTGGACAAAGTGGAAGAAAATAAATGTAGGAAAATCAGCAACTAAAAAAACGGTAGCACTTAATGCAAAAAATTATTATCCTGTCTCATCAAAATTATTAAACGCGATAGAATTTAAGGTAAAGGGCAAAACAAAAAGTGATAAAAAGCATACCTATACAGCCGCACATTCCACAAAGACATTTACCATTTATGCACCAAATGCCCCTTCCGTTTCTTATTCTCTTGATGATACTGGCGCAAATAAAGGTACATTTACTTGGAATACCCCATACGAGGCAAATGATGCAAGGCATTTTGCAAGGACGCAGGTACAGACCGCATTAATGACAAACTATAAGGGCGCCATTGCAAACGCTCGCTTTACCAATGCATCCTATACGGGAGCGTCTGGCACATGGGCGATAACAGAGGATGGTTCCCCGACACAAAACAAGACATTTTGCCGTATTGTAAGGGCAAAATCGAGAGGGTGTGCCGGAGATTCCGGTTGGAGCTATGCATACCATTATTACAGCATCCCAGAGCGTCCAAATATACAGAGTACAGGGAGCAAAGAGATAGGCTCCTCTAGCCGCTATGTATGGGCAAACTGGGTGCAGGCATCGCCGCGGGACCGCCCTGTGGATTCTATGGAGTTACAATATGCCATAGACACGCCGGAAAGCGGAGAGAGGTATACCGGCACATCATGGAGTACAGGAGTAACTGTTGCGTACCATGATTATACGGTGTCAGCAGATTTTAACACAGACGATGGCATAGCGGAAGACCAGATTATGTGGACAAGAGTGCAAAGTACGCACGATAAAAAATATGCATACTCTGAGCCACGAGTAGCGGCGCGAGGGGCTTTAAAATCCCCGTCATTTGATACGGTATCGGCAACAGGAACAACACTTATCATCAATAACGTTGAGCGAAATACAGAGGTTCCTGACGCCAAAACAGCAATCTGGATGAAAATAGACAACGAGGAAAAAGGTATTATCGCGATCACCGACAAAGAAGGGACAATCACAGTTACGTGTCCGGACGTGTCCGGCGGCGCTGAATACCAGATTGCCCTCAAGAATTTTACCGGAACTTCTGCACCTCAAAACGGAGCATCTGGCATCACCTACAAACTTAGCCCCCTCATGCAGTCAGGGTGGGTTTACTCGGAAACAAGAAAGATTGCAGTCCCACCGAAAAATATAACTGCAATGGCAGTGGCATCTGATACCGTGGAACTAACATGGGATTGGTCGTGGAAAAATGCAGATGCGGCTACCATTGCGTGGGCAGACCATGAGGACGCATGGATTAGTACGGACGCCCCAACTACTTATGATGTAGAGGACAAGGAAACAACGTGGCATATCGGGTCCCTGGAATCGGCAAAAACATATTATTTCCGCGTAAGATTGCGGGATACGTCCGGGGACGAAGAAGTGCTATCTCCTTGGTCTGATACGGTTTCCGTATCACTGAGCGAGACACCAACAACACCTACATTAGCAACAACAGAAAACTATCTTAGTATGGACGACACAGTTATTTGTAGTGTCGGCTATACCGGAAACAGCAAAGCGAGCATAAAAATAGCGGAAGCGGTTAACGATGAGCCAGTTAAAGGCAAAGATGGAAACGTCGTTGTTTTAATGATGTCTTCCGGCATGGAGACATTATCGGAAACTATTGAAAACATTAATAAAATCTATACTGCAAGTGGCCTTTTGAGCAATCTGTGGAATGTAGGAGAAATCCATTATTTAAAAGCAATGGTTACAGCACAGGGAGGCAAGGAAGGGGCATGGTCAGATTCTGTGGCTGTTGAAATTGTTGCAAAACCTGCGATAAACAGCGTGACAACAAATCTTGTTTCGGAATCAACTGCATATAATTCTGGCGATGTTACCACGGAAACAAGCGACCAGACGGTACCAGAATCATCGGAAGGTACAACAAATTATTTAGAGCAGCTACCATTAACAATAGTCCCTTCCTTCGGGGATTCTGCTGGCACAGCAAAAGTAACGATTGTCAGGGACGAGGATTATTATATTCTCCGCCCAAACGGACTAAAGGAACAACATTTTGCTAACGAAATTATTGCTAGTTTTACTGGTAGCGAAACAGACAGCTACGCTATTGACTTGAGCGACCTGATCGGGCAGATGGATGACGGTGCAAGGTACAGCATACAGATTGCATTTACAGATATTTATGACCATGTGGCAGAAAAAAAGATACCGTTTGTTGTACGGTGGAAACATCAACCGGAAGTACCAACGGCCACTGTAAATACGATTGCAGACAACAAAACAGCGAGTATTGTCGTTGCTAAACCAACTACATATGCTGATGGGGATACATTTGACCTATATCGGATGAGTGTAGACAGAGCGGAATTGATTCTGGAAAATGGGGTTTATGGCCAGAAATATGTTGACCCATACCCTGCGCTAAACGAATACGGAGGCATATTGGTTGTAAATAAAACCGCCAACGGCGACTATATAACAGTAGATAGCTCGTTTGCATGGTTATACAACGAATTTTCGATAGCCCACGAAAAGGCAATCATTGATTTTGACAGTGAATCTATCGAAATCCAGTATAACCTTGATTTAGATAACTCATGGGATAAAGATTTTGAGAGGACAGTATACCTTGGTGGCTCTGTGCAAGGTGATTGGAACCCTGCAGTCACTCGTGATTTAAAAATTGATGCAGTAAGTATCTCACTGACAGAGCCAACGATGATTGAGCAGATGAGGCGGCTCGCAACGTATCCTGGAATATGTCACGTTAGGACACCAGACGGCTCGTCATTTTCCTGCGATATACAGGTGTCAGAGAAAAAAGACCACGATAACAAAATGCGGACAGATTTTTCTTTAACGATTAAAAAAGTGGATTCGGAAGAACTGGATGCTGTGACGGAAGAACAGTGGAGTGCAGAGCATCCTAACGAGGTGATGTGATGGATTGGAGCAAAGGATTTTCAGCAAGATATATTTTAACAACGGTTGACCCCAAAACATGGACAGACCAGCAGGAATTTGAATTTACTGAGGGCAGTATTGACCGGGACAGTACGTCAGATTTAAAGGAATCTGCCTCTGTCACAATGACAGAAAAGATAACAGACAGTGAGTGCTGGGTACGCATTTACTTGCAGGCTAAACAGGGAGGGTCAGGGGCAAAAGTAGCACTGTTTACTGGCCTGACTGCCTTCCCGGAAAGAAAAATTGATGGTGTGAGAGAGGCTTACAACATTGACTGCTACTCCGTTCTCAAGCCGGCAGATGATGTGATTCTGCCGCGTGGGTATTACGCACCAGCCGGTAGCGGAGCAAAACAGATTAAAAATCTGCTCAATGATTGCATCCCTGCCCCTGTGTATGTCGATGGAACGTCCCCCATTACCACGGATAACATTGTCGCAGAGGATGGGGAAACAAGGCTCACAATGGCACTGCATATTTTAGACGCTATTGGTTGGCGGATGCGAATACTTGGCGATGGAAGTATTGTTATCTGTGCAAATGATAATAATAGCAGTCTTACGGTAGGAATTAACGCGAACGACATCATGGAGTGTGACGTAACAGACACATTTAATTGGTATGACACACCAAACTGTTTTATGGCAATACATGACGATTACGGCGCAGCCATCGCGCGGGACGACAGCCCGGACAGTTATTTATCAACCGTCAGCCGGGGCAGGGAAGTGTGGAAATCAGAAACAGGCGTTGAATTATCCTCTGGGGAAAACATAGCAGCATACGCTGTTAGAAAGCTAAAGGAATTGCAGAACCCTGCTAGAACGATACAGTACAGCCGCCGATTTTTTGAGGACGTTCTTCTGGGCGATGTGGTCTTTTTGAATTATCCTAGGCATAATCTTACTGGGAAATTTAGAATAACGTCACAATCGCTGTCGCTAGAACATGGTTGCCGCACAAAGGAAGAGGTGGAAAGCGTTGAATGAGTTTGTAAAAGAGATTGCCTCGGCGATGAAGCAAAGCAAAACAAAAGCATACGATACAGTTGCAAAAGTCCTTCGGGTTGACGAAAAAACAGCATATGTCCACATTGACGGCGGAGCAGATGAAACCCCTGCGCAGATGGCTATTAACTGCAAATCTGGGGATACGGTAAAAATACGTGTCTCCGGTGGAAAAGCATGGCTTACTGGAAATCTTACATCTCCACCAACAGATGATACAGCCGCAGAAAAAGTAAAACAATCGCATGAAAGATTTAAAAAAAGAACCGTTAAAAATTTTGGGTTACAGAACGAAAAAATTATTAATGCAGCTAAAACTGCAACAAATTTTATTGATTATATAGATGATGTTGGACTGATAGTTGGCGACATGAGAGGGAACACCCTTAAACAAAATACTTTACTTGATGCATATGGTATGGCTGTACGAAAAGGAAATAGTGAAATTGTAAGGTTTGGTACAGCACCTATCGTGATCACCAACGCGGACGGCGATAAAACTTATGAGGGCTCCGGCTCCGTGATGCAATCCGACCGCAACATTGTTGTTTCCACCCAGCAGACAAACCCAGACGCCATCCATGGCGGCGGCAAGGCGGCTCTGGAATTGTATTACGATAAAACCAAGGACACCACAGGACTTTCGTTAACCGTCAAGGACGGCTCAACATACAGTGACTTGTACGAGTCTATGGGAACCGGGATGCATGTCGATAACCACCACATCCAATTTGTATCTAATGACGTAGAGTGCATCTTAGGTAAAAATAACATCCTGTGGGATGCTAACAGCGTAGGATATTTTATGCTTGCAGGGCATGAATTTACACTAAATGAGCCAATATCAATGCAACCGACCGGTGCAGTATTTGTCTGGAGTCACTATAGTAATGGAGCTTGTGATAATTGGTGGTGGACAACGTTTTTTGTACCTAAACAGCACGTTGCCTGGCGACCTGGAGATGGTATGTTAATGAGCAATCCATATTACGGATTAAATAAATACCTATATATCGGTGATACATTTATACGGGGTACTGACAGTAATAAATCTAATAACGCACAAAACGGAATAGCCGTTAACAATCAAGGGTTTGTACTGAGATATGTGTTAGGAGTGTAATTATGGAAGAATATTATATTGGATACGTATTTGATGGTTTATACCCACCAAAAGCTGCGCAGTGGTGCAACGAAAATGGTACGTGTCATATCGAGGCAAATAAGGAAGGAAAGTATGAAATCGTTGAGAATGTTGACCGAGAAGAACCGGAACACCTATTTAACGATAACACGCCGTCCATACCAGAACTAAACAAAAAAATAGAAGAGCTTACAAAACAAAATGAGATGCTCGCAGATCGCTTGCTAAAGCTGTCTGATACGATTCATGCATAAGGAGGCGAAAGTATGATAGCTAGTGGAACAATAATTATTGACGGGCAGACATACCGCAAAGGAGATATTATACACGATTTAGGCGGCTGGGATTGCATAGATACGGACGGAAGTAAGCGATATTACTGGGGAAAGTCTTCTGAGGTAGATAAATTGCCTCATTATGTTGCAAGTGGTTCGACGGCGTTATGCGTAGACACAGGGGAATTATATGGCTTTTACGCCCCTGATAGCAAGTGGTTTTTGCTTTAAGGAGGTGTAGAGCATGAGAAAAAGTGGTTTAACGGGAGATGAGGCGTATGCACTCTCGAAACGTAGGGGAACATCAGGAGACCTTGGCCCACTAAAGAAAGAACTTAGTTTGCTAAAGGAAGATTTAGGTAATTTTAAAATTAATAATGTCGCTGGAAAATCAGTGCTTCTTGAGCAAAGTATTTCAAAAAAATATGTATATTTTAATACACAATATAAACTACTGGGTTTTGGTAACAACGAATATAATACCTGTAAAATATATAAAATCGAAAAAAATAAGAAATACTATTTAATAGCATATGGAAAAAATAATGAAGGGTATCCTTTGGCGGTATTTGCAGATAATTTAATAGAGGAAGGCACGACGGCTTATACCGATTATATCTTAGGTGAAGAAAATTCGTTAAGTATGAATAATTTATCATTTCGAGCTAAAACTGACGGATACATGTATGTTAATGCTATTAATGCCAGTTGTGGTGTGTTTGAAAATCTTGCAATTTCTGAATCCGAAGAAAATTCATATAAGATGCAAAGTGCAAAAAAATACAAATTATCAACATATGGCGAATTTCAAAAACTTGATATTGATGTGAAGGAGGGAGTGCTTTTTGATGTTTTATCAAAAAGGGAAAAAGCATACGATGGTTGTAGATATACTATATTAGAAAATGATAATACATTAGACACTATAAAAGTAACCGGACATTCATTTTCTGCAAATACAAGTTATCCTCTTATATGCTTTTTCGATGAGTATATGAATGTTATAGAAATGTATGGTGCCCCATCAACTCCGTATACTAACGAGATATTTGAAATACCATACAGAACAAAATATATAGTTATAAACGCTAGAAATAATATTTCGCTTGAAAAATTCATTCCTCAAAATGGATTATTTGAAAAAATAAACAAATTATCCGATGAGTTATTAAAACCTGTGTCTTTTTCTAAAATAAAAGGATTAAAATATTTAGAGCAAAAATATGAAGTTAAAAATATTATTATATCCGATTATGAAGTATTATCAAAAATTATATATAACAGTAATGGAGGTAAAGTAAATAGTGATTCATTTAATACAGTATTAATCCCTATTGATTTAGAGTTAGACAGCATTAAAATTTTACATGCTGTAGGTGTATATGGGGGAGCATTTTTAGATAGTCAAAAAAATTGGATTTCATCTTTTAGTACGAATGAAACAGGAGTTATTTATAATGTTCCAATTAATGCCGATTTTATTGCGTATACCTATAATGGAATTCATACATCATTTGAATTAGGAATAAATTTTAATTTATATGCCAGTGAACAATTAAAATCACAAGCAAGTTCTTCTTTTAAAAATCCATGGGAAGGAAAAAAGGTGGTCTTGTTGGGAACATCTGTCGGGTTCGGTTCTAATGCAACAAAATCATATATGCAAGAAGCATCTAATTATTTAGGGTTTACTCTCGTAAATACATCTGTTCCAGGACTTGCAATACACACAAATACAGACGGAACAAAACTTATATATGGGTCTACTTGTCTAAGTATCGCAGAGTACAAAGAACAGGGAATGACTATACCAGATGCTCCAAAAGATTATGTACCGGGTGGAAGTTATAACGATTACTACCGAACATGGGAACATATTTTTTCGTCAGAAAATGCCGATGCTGATTTATGGTTATATGCAGTTGCTCCCAACAATGGAAACTTTAAACTTGATGATTGGAATTCATTTGATAAGTCGAACTGGAAGTATACAGATGAAAGCAGTTTTGCTTCGCATAGGACAACGTTCCTTGGAGCGTTATTATACCTAATGGATAAAATGTATACACTTAATCCAAATGCAAGAATGGCATTTATATTAGATAGTGCGTTTGCCTACGGAGATGCAGAAGGGAAAGGAAATTTAAAAAAAGTATCAGACCAGTGGGGGATACCACTGGTGGATTTATGGGGCAAAATCAATAGGTCACCAAAATCATTAGCGGTTGTCAGAAGCAAAAACGGAACAGACAGTCATCCATCAACTTTTGCACACGAAAAAATGGGAATGATGATGGTTGGTGAAATGTTAAGAATCGGATAACAGTCAACTAAAGAGGGCTTTAATTAATTTATGAAAACAAAAGAAAAATAATTTTTAAGGAGGAATGGAGATGGTAGATATTATGTTACCCTTAATAACTTGCATTTTTGTAGTTTTTGATTTGGCTAGTGGCGGAGTAGCTGCCTGCGCTAACCACGAGTGGAAATCCTCAGAAATGAGGAAAGGATTGTACCACAAATTTGGCTCCATTATGCTTGTGGTGCTTGCGTATCTTATCGACTACGCTCAGAAATATGTAGACTTGGGCTTTCGGGTGCCTATTGCCGCAGGAGTTTGTGTTTACATCATTTTGATGGAGCTAGGCTCTATTGTGGAGAATATCGGCAAAATTAACCCAGATTTATTGCCGGACAAGGTTAGAGCAATTTTAGGACTGGACAAAATGAAATAAATTTACGTAATTTTTGCGTGTTTGAGGTGATGCAGTGAACAGAAGTTTGATAAAAAAACTCTGGAAATTAGGCGATAAACAATTTATTGATTACGCCTTGTCGTGTGCCCGCTTAACCTTGCGGGAACGCGAAACTGTACAGTACTTGCTTTTTGACGGATTAACGCAGGAGCAAGCCGCCGAGAAAATGGATATAAGCACGAGAGGATTACAGGGGCTGTGGAGTTGCGCCGTCGAAAAAATTTTGTTAGTTCCCGGCACGATCCCGTACATAAACAGCCTTTAAGAAACTAAAGATAACTAAAAATCATGCGAGAAATAAGCGCGTTGCCTTCGTGGTGGCACGCTTATTTTTTTGCGATAATAAAACTATAAGGAGGGCAGAGAGATGTATCAATATTGGAATCCTAACCCAGCGGCGGCAAAAGTGGGGGATTGTACTGTACGTGCTATCTCAAAGGCTATGGGGCAGACGTGGGAAGAAACATATATACAGCTTGCGCTGTATGGCTTGATGTTGTCAGATATGCCCTCGGCTAACGCAGTGTGGGGCGCATACCTCAAAGATAATGGATTTAGCCGTTATATAATCCCAGACGAATACATGACCTGTACCGTCTCAGAATTTGCAAACAACCACCCAGAAGGGGTTTATATTTTAGCACTGTCAGGGCACGTTATAGCGGTAATTGACGGCAATTACTATGATACGTGGGACAGTGGAGCAATGACACCAATATATTACTGGAGGGAAGGAGGAAAATAAATGTTCGGTTATCCACAATATCCACAACAATATCCACAGTATCCGCAATATCCACAACCGGATTATCTCGACCAGCTCAACCGATTAAAACAACAGCAGGCGCCGCCTCAACAAATGCAACAGCAATCTAATCCTGATGAGCGGATTTGGGTGCAAGGACAGGGCGCGGCGGAGGCGTATTTAGTGGCACCAAATTCTTTTGTTCGCCTGTGGGACAGTCAGGCACCAATTTTTTACGAAAAAAGAGCAGACCAGACAGGCAGACCATTTTTAGAGGTGTTTGAGTATAAGCGCAAGGGCTCAAATTCGCCCACAGCGGAGCTTTCACAATCTAGTCAGCCAATCAACTATGAGGAACGCTTAAACGCCTTAGAAAGGCAAATGGAGACGTTAAGAAGGAGGGTATTGAATGAATCTCAATCCAATGCAGATGATACAGCAGTTTCAGCAGTTCAGACAGCAGTTTCAGGGGGACCCGAAGCAGGAAGTGCAAAACCTGCTAAATAGCGGGCAAATGAGCCAGCAACAGTATAACCAGTTGCAGGGTATGGCAACACAGTTTCAAAACCTTTTAAAGGGTTTTAAATAAATAAATAAAAAGGAGTGATTTCATGGGATTAACAACAGACGGAATGAGCCCGGCAGATTTGGCGGCAGTCACAGGCAACAACAACGGCGCATTTGGCGAGGGTAACGGTGCTTGGTGGATTATCATTCTTTTCCTTTTCATCTTCTGTGGATGGGGAAACGGAAATGGATGGAATAACGGTGGCGGAGGCGCGGCAGATAACTATGTATTAGCTTCTGACTTTGCAACCTTACAGCGCCAGATTGATAGCGGCATTTCCTCCCTTGAGCGCAAGGGTGATGCTATCAACACCGGTATTTGTGACGGATTTTATGCAATGAACACCTCTCTGCTCAACGGATTTGCAGGAACAAATAGCACAATCCAGCAGAACGGCTACGATACACGAAATGCAATCCAGCAGGGACAGATCGCAGATATGCAGAGCTTTAATGCTTTACAGGCACAGTTAGCGCAGTGCTGTTGTGATAACAAACAGGCTATTGCGGGCGTCAACTACAACATGGCAATGAACGCCAATGCATTACAGCAGGAAGTTACAAACGGCTTCTGCCAGACAAACTTTAACAACGCAAACAACACAAGAGACATCATTGACAACCAGAATAACAACGCTAGAGCTATCCTCGATGCCCTCACAGCGCAGAGAATCGAAGCTAAGGACGCTAAGATTGCCGAGCAGAATCAGCAGTTATTTGCGGCACAGTTAGCGGCTTCTCAGGCATCACAGAATGAAACCTTAAAGGCGTATATGCAGGGTCAGTTTACTTATTACAATCCTCGACCAGTGCCGGCTTTTCCGGTTTCTGCGCCTTACCAGTATGGCAACTGCGGATGTAATACCGGTTGCGGATGCTAAAATTTTATAATTAGCAGCTTCCTGCGTTGACGGGATTGTTCGGCTTGTGCCGATGATGCTTATAGCGGCGGGGCAATCGTTCCGCCGTTTATTATTAAAAAAAGGAGTGATATAACGTGGCAGAATTTACCAATAGCACTATCGTAACCGTGGCAGCAGGGCAGAATTTACCGCTCACAGAGACAGCCGTAAAGTGCGGTAGCTGTATTACACACCGGGAGGGAGCAGGAATTGTGACCCTTAGAGGTCTTACAAACCAGTGTAGGGCGCGCTATAAGGTCAGCTTCGGCGCTAATATCGCCATACCCGCCGGTGGAACTGTGGCACCTATTTCTATTGCCCTGGCAATCGCCGGAGAACCATTAAATAGTGCGACAGCAATCGTAACACCTGCGGCCGTAGGCGAATATTTTAATGTATTTACAGCGGCGTTTATTGACGTGCCGCGCGGATGTTGCATAACGATCGCAGTCGAAAATACATCTACGCAGGCGATTAGTATAGCCAATAGCAATTTAATCGCCGAGAGAGTAGCGTAAAGGAGGGCGTAAAATGGAATCATTACACAAATTAAAAAAGATGATGTGCAGAGAGCTGGACGAGATTTCAAACAAAGGCGATATGAGTGCCGGGGATTTGGAGGCAGTCCACAAACTGACAGACACAATTAAAAATATCGACAAGATTATGTATCTGGAAGGTGGTAGCGAATACAGCCGTGGCGGCGACTGGGACACGTCAGGAAGATACAGTCGCGGGCGTTATCCTGACATGGATTACGGCGACTATAGCAATGCCCGTAGAGGTCAGCACTATGTGAGAGGCCATTACTCTTACAATGATGCAAAAATGCAGGTAAAAGAGACCATTAAAGACATGATGCATGACAGTAATCTGTCTAGCACAGATCAGGCGGCGTTAGGCAGAGCATTAGCAGAATTAGACCGATAAAAGGAAGGAGTGCCGCAATGATTAATATGAGCGAAATTAATGCCGAAATTGCGGCATTAGAGGCAGGAAAAACAACCTACGCCACTTGCGAACGACTTTCAATTTTATACAATGTACGCAACAATTTAATGGGCAATCAACAACCAAACCAACTATCTTCCAACGCATCATACTACTCTTACAGTTCCGAGCCAGATTCTGAATTTAAAGAAATCGCCCGAAACGCAGACTTTGAGCACTTATTACGCGTACTAGACGAACACATGAAAGCCATAGAAGCAATGTACCCGCGAGAATATCGTTCGGTTTTGCGAAAAATAAAAGAGGGCGCTTGA